CGGTCGGGCCGACGCCTGTGACCTTGCCGGAGTACTTGCCCTTGGCTGCACCCCAGCGCTTCACGAGCTTCCAGTACGACGCGCGGCGTTTGCCGTCCTTGCTCGTCCCGGTGAGGATGCCCCAGTCGTTCTTCTTCGATAGGTGGTTCAGGTACTGCGCCTTCACCTTGTTGTCGTGGATACGCTCGAGGTCGTCGTCATCGAGTAGTTGGGTCGCCGTGATGCCGTCGTGCTTCCAGTGGTTCGGGTCGCTCTCGCCGAATTCGCGCGTCCAGCCGAATTCGTGGGCGTGCTCGAGCATCCACTGCCGACGCTTCATGCCAGCGGCACCCCACTTGTTGAGCTCGCGGGCGGGCGGGAACGATCCAATGTCAACGCGAGTGCCGAAGCCGTGCGTCGACTGGCCGGGTCTCGCGACCGCGACAGACGAGTACGGGTTCTTCGCGCCGATGACGCCCTGGCGCTCGTAGTCCCGATAACCGCCGTCCGGGAGCGCTGGCCACAGACTCACGCCGTCCTTGCGGGCGGCCGCGGTCATGTTGTCGAACGAGTTCGCCGACTTCAGGGACAGGTAGACGCCGCCCACCTTCCGCAGCGCGGACGATGGGAGCTTGCCATTTGCATAGACCATTGCGACCTCCGGGTGGCATGAAAAAAGCCGCCACGACGGACGGCTGAAAACGGGACGGGCGAGGGTGTTACTCGGTGGCTTCCTGGAGTACGGCATTGCAGCCGGCGCAGTAAATCTTCTCCGCGACGAAGGCGGGCTGAATCGCGACAGCCTTCCCCTTCCATGGGCAGGTGTCGGTAGTGCATGTGAGCTTCATCGGTTCCCTTACTGCTTGTAGGTGGCGACCCAGCCGAGCTGACATCCGCCGGCGGCGGCCCCGGAGACGTAGGTAGTGATCCCGGTCTGGGTACCGGTGCCAGGCGTTACCCATCCCTTCACGGTCGCCGGTTGCGGGGCAGCGGGGTTCGCGTTCTGGATGCTGTACACGTACTTCTCCGCGCCAGCGATCGAGCGTCCGAACGGCAGCGAGAAGATCACGTCACCGGACGCGCCGAGTGAGACGGTCGTGGTTCCCGCCATTACGCGAGGCACCCACCCGTAGGTGGCGTCGTTGACCATGTTGTCGAGTGGGGCGAACCCTGTCGGCGTGTAGACGTAGAACCGGCGCGCTCCGGTGACGTAGACGATGAAATTGAGGGGCACAGCAGAAAACGATGAGAGATCATCGACGGTCGCAACGGCAGGGTGCTCGTAGCGGTCCTTCTCCGCAGCGTCGAGGTCATCGAGGAGCGAGAACATGTCCGGCGCTCCGGAAAGGGTTCCGCTTGTGGGGCGGGGGATGATGGCAGCCATGGTGCTCCTTAGCCGAGGGGGATGATGAATGGTTGGCCGCCGGGGCCGAGGAAAACGGCTACAGCGTTCGCGGCCGGTGTTGCCGCGGTTGTGTAGATGACGCCGGGGATCTGCTGCGCCTCAACGGCGGCAGGATTCCCGGGGAGTTCGACAGTCAGTGGCGACGTCGACGTGACCCGGCAGTACTGCCCAGTGATGCCAGCGAGCTCGAGCGCCGCTATGCGAGCGTCGACACGTTTTGCGTAGTCCTCGAACGCCTTGTTGGGGATCGGGTTAGATGCCACTGGAACCGCTTCTCAGATCGACGGTCATTGACCCGTCCATCAGGTCGATGTTGAACGCGTCCACGATCGCGATCAGCGACTCTGCCGGGGTGCCCTCCCACGCGGAGGTGTACACCTCGACCGCGTCCCCGATTTCTAGAGCCACGTTGGCGAGGATGCCGAGGTTGATGGTCTGGGATGCGCCCTGCAGCTGGTCGAGTTTCGCGGCACCCAGCGCCATTGCTTCCTCAACGGTCATCGCCGTGGGCGCCTGAATGTCCTTCACGCGCAGGCCGATGCCCTTGCGGCCCGGGTATCGGGGTGAGCTCGGGTTCGTGATCTGCACGAGCACGGACGACCAGTCCTGTGTACCGTTCGCCGAGCCGGGGAGGACTTGCACGGCGTTGAAGAGGCTGTCGAGCTGTCGTGCTCGCTTCTCCGTCAGGATCACCGGCGAGGTACCACCTGCGCGGACGGACCATACGGGGTCGGCGGCGACCGGGTATGCGCGACGCTGCAACGACCCGTCAGGCAGGAAGAAGACATCGGTCATGCCGTCCGTCGCGAGCGTGTTGACGGCTTCCCACCGCTTACCCGTCCACGTCTGGTCGGTGGACAGTGTGCCGGTGTCGGAGCCGTCGTCGTGGAAGATCATGTCGGGGAACGACCCGGCGACGAGTTCGAAGATCGCCTGGCTGCGAGTCATGGATCCGGACTGGGTGACGGAAGGCTTGAGTGCCTGATCGTTCAGGTTCGCGCCGTAGTCGGCCGCCGTCAACGGGAAGGAGCCGTCGCCGCGCTGCAGGTTGTTCACCGACAAGAAACCGGTCAGAACCGGAATGATTTCCTTCTGCGTGCCCCAGCTCGGTCCGTGCTTGATCGCTATCTCTGTGCCCTCTTGCGATACCGCTTCATACAGATCTTTGTCATCGCCACCCGAGACGATGAGATTGGCCTGCCGGCGCACATTGCTGCCGGACTGCCCCGAAACCGCGCCCGACACGATGTCGAGAACGATCGTTTGCCCGGGAACCTCGACCGTCACTACGGTCTCGATGTCTCCTGATACGGGGATCGATTCCAGAAAGTCCTGGCTTACTTCCCACATCACGCGCTCCGATTGTTGATGCGCAGGTCGACCCACGTGTCCCAAACGAGCGGGAGGGACTCCCATGTCTCGCCTGAATCGCGGAGGGCTTCCCACGACCAGATCTCGTTGACGATGAGCTTCGGTTCAGCGACCGGCTCGAGCGTCAGCGACCACTCGCGGTAGTACTCCGCCGGCATGTCGAACGGCAGCGCCTCGTTGTATCCAGTGACCTGATACCAGCCGTCCGTGAAACGGACCTGCCACGAACCAGGCATGCGGAACAGAATCGGGGTGTCGTCGGCAAGGATCCGATCCAACGCGATCGCCTGATCCGCGGTGAACGTCTGCAGCAGCACCGCGCGGGATCCGAGCGGACGCGGGCCCGATCGTTTTGCGATCGAGACAGCCGAACCGATCGGGCGGTGGAGAGTCGCCGCAGACGACGACGTTACGTCGCCGATAGCGAGGAACGTTGTGGTCGACGTACGATCCTTGCCCACTTCGACGGTGAACGTTGGCTGCGATGCATGGATAAGGAGGGCGTTCGGAGACGCCATCAGCACGGTCGTGGTAAACACGCCCTGGTCCGTCACAGCCCGATAGACGGTCTCTTTCTGCACCGCCATGAAGTAATCCACGGCAGACGCAGTGAGGCCCCCAGTCGACGGCTGAGTGCGCACGAGCTGGTTGTCCCTATACAGGCGGATCGACTCGAATACCTCGCCGGTGTCGCTCTCCAACTCGATCAGCACCCGGGGCGGGGTCTCCATCGGGAACGGGGTCGCTGTGATCATCGCGAGACCCCCGAGAACGTTGATGCTTCGGTCAGGACATCGCTAGCGGCACCACGCATGGTCCCCATCAGCACCCCATCGCTGTCATAGAAGTGGAGCGTCATAAGGCCATCGGAGCCAACGCCGGAACCGGAACCGATCGGCGCGGGCGCGACCACCTGAGGGGCAGCTTCCACGAAGTCGAGGTTGTCGTTCCACCCCGCCGCGGTGAACTTTGCGAGGCGCGCCATCTCCCGCGATGGGGAGTGAATGCCAAGGACCTGCTTGAACGTGGCCAGGAGGTCGTTCGCCATGACCTCGTACTGCTTGTGCAGCGCCGAGTCCTGTGATTTCAGCCCCCCGAGGAACCCCTGCGCAGTCTGCACGGCGCTGTCGTACATCTTCGAGGACCCGAAATCACCAAGCCCAGTTCCAAGCGTGCCGAGCTCCGCTGTCAGGTCATTGACCTGCGAGATAGCAGAGGCACCGCCAGCGACGAGCGACTCCGCTACGGAAGCATCCCCAGTGGAGAGGAACTGCGACATGATGTTCTGCAGCGACGTGTCGTTCAGTCCCGAGTTTTCGAGCTGCTCGTACGCGGTCTTGAACTTCCGGGCGGCGTCGACCTGATCGGTGAGTCCGTCGATCATTCCCTGCGCGGTCGCTGCAGTTTTCTGCGTCTGTGTTGTCGCGAAGAGCTTGTCGCCGATCTGCTGGTACGTCGTTACGGTCTTCTCGGTGGCAGTCGCGAACTTCGTGATATCGCCGAGGGTCCGGTACCCGTCCACGATCGATTTCTTGTAGTTGTCCCGCAGTGACAGGGCATCGTTGACGGCGGTGTTCGCGCCCTCGAGCGCTTCGGCGTATGCTTCACGCTCGGCGACGATCTTCGCGTCCTTCTCGCGGATGGCCTTCCCAAGTTCATTCGACTGCGCGGCGTTGATCGCGCCGGCATCGAACATGTCCGAGACCGACTGAATTGCCGCCTGACCCTCCGAAGAGAGCGAAGAAGGGTTCAACCAGTCCGAGAATGACGAGAACGCCGTCTGGACTGCGGCACGAGCGCCGACTGCTGCTTCGGTGGCCGCCGTCATCCAATCGGATGCAGTGCCAAGAAGCTCGGTACGCTGTTCCTTGGTGATCTTCCCGGCGTCGAATGCCTTCGTGACATCGGCGACAAGCGACACGTAGCCGGCACGAATCTCGGCTGCCGACAGGACGCCGCCCTTGGAAACGGCAGCGATGGCGTTGTCGAACTTCCTCGCGATGGCCCGGGCCGCCGCCTCCGAAATATCTTCGCCTGGGTTGTTGAACTCATCCAGCGCGGATTTGAAGACCTTCGTTTCTTTCGTCGCCGACTTCGCGGAGGAAGCGACTTTGCCTGTTCCGGTCGATAGGTTGTTGAAGTTGCTCGTCGTGGATCGAGCTACCCCCCCGAGCGCCTGCAGGTTTGCGAGCTGCGACCGCTGGTTGGCGATGGACCGCTCGATGATGCCGCGGTCGCCGGGCTCGGCGGCTTCCTTCGCCGACTCACGAATTGCGATGTTCGCCTTGACTACTCGAATTGCCTCAGCAACCGCCTGCGAGCCGTCGAGGTAGATGCCGTACTTGGCGCGGGTGGTCGCGTCGAGCGTGTTCTTGACGACCTGGATAATGTTCGTGACGTCGACGCCCTGCGCGCGGAGTCCATCGAGCAGCCCTGCGACAGACCCGACGAACTGCGCCTGGTCCTCACCGGCCGCCGATGCGAGAGTGCTGATCGCGGTCTGCAGGAGCTGCATGTTCGCGGCACCGTTCGCCGTGAAGGCGTCGAGGGATGAACCGTTTTCTGCGATGGAGTTCTTGAGCGATCCGAACGCCGACGTAATGTCGGCCTGACCACTGAGGGCGGCGAATGCGGACTTGACCGAATCCTCGAGGCCAAGAAGCTTCTTGTCCGTTTCGTCGGCGGCTTTACCGTTCGCCTTGAGCTGACGTTCGAACTTCGCCGACGCGTCCTTGCCGGCGTCGTACTGAGCGTCGAGAGACTTGAGAGCCTTCTCGGTGGCAAGGTACTCGTCGGAGTACTCGTACGGCGCTTCTCCCTCGCCCGTCTTGAGCGCGAGCGCGTCTTCGGCGGCGAGGATGCCCTTGAGCTTCTCGCGAACTTGGTCGTAACCGGCCGCCTGACCGAGGACCTTCGCCGAGATGTTGTCAGTCGATACACCGATGGCTGCGAGGGTGGCGAGGGTTCCGTCAGCGTCGAGCGCTTCGGTGACGGTGTTCGTGGTCTCTGCGGTCAGGGCGCCGGTGTTGACGTCGAGGGTGCCGTTGAGAGCGTCGACGGATGCCTTGTAGTCGTCCGTGGCCTGCTTCGCGGCACCGAGCGCCGACGTGATCGCCACCGCAGCGATCGTGAGTCCGATTCCGACCGGACCGCCGAAGGCACCGAGAAGCGCCGAGCCCGCAGTCCGAGCTGTCGATGTCAGGGTAGCGAGTTTGCTCGTCCCCTGTCCGATGCTCTGGCCGGCGACAGCGAATGTTGAGCCGGTCATGGCGGTGGAGGCACGCAGCAGGCCCATGCTTCCGGCGAGCTGCGTGACTTCGAAGCGAGCGTCGCGCAGACGCCCGACGAGCGGAGGACCGGCCTTCGCAAGAATGAGGACGGCAGCCGCGCCAGCGAGTACGGGCGCGGGCAAGGTCGCAAGGACGCCGACCGTGCCGCTGACAACGGTCCCGACGACCTTCGCGACTTCCTCAACCGGCTTGAGTGCGGCGGTTAGGTCGGCGAAGAACTCAGGAAGCTGATCCGCGCCACCCGCAAGAAGGTTCGCGCCGATGCGCGACAGGGCTGCAGCGACGTTATCGAACGACCCCTGAATGGTTTCGCCTGCAGTGAGCGCCGAGCCGCCAAGCGCGGTATCGAGCGCTGCGGAAAGTTCATCCGCAGAGACCTTTCCTTCGGAGGCGAGCTGCTTGATTTCGCCTGTGGTCTTGCCGAGCGAATCGGCGAGCAGGCTGTAGATCGGGATGCCTTTTTGGGCGAGAATCTGCAGGGTGTCGTTGTATGCGGCACCGATGGTCTGCACGTTGTTGAGCGTGTTGCCCATCTCGGAAAGCGAAACTCCGGCGACGGACGCGGCGTCAGCGGTTAGGGTCAGGTACTCGGTCAGTTCCGCGCCCTGGCCCACGCCGGCGGCGACTGCGGATGCAGCAATAGTTGCGGCGTCGCCGAGGCCAAACGCTGTGCCCTGCACGGACTTGAGGGCGGAGTCCATGATTGACGCGATGTCCTGCGTCGTGTTCCCGAGGCCGCGCAGCTTCGCCTCAGCGGCGTCGATGTTCAGAAGGCGGTCAATGCCCGTGAAAGCAACAGCGCCCGTTAGGCCAGCGACCCCGAGCTTGAGTCCCTTGACGATGCCCGATGACGCCCTCTTCGAGAACGAGTTCGCGTAGGCGTCCCCCGCGGTCTGACCAGCGGCGTCACCAGCTGCACCGGAACCAGCGGACAGGTCCCGGTACAGCTTCTTGGTCGATGTGGTGACGGATACGTAGTAGGTGCCGAGTTCGACTCCGGGAAGCTCACCAGCCATGCGGGCCTCCAAGAGTGTGTTGAGTTATCGGATGGCCGGCGCGCGCCCATTCAGTGCTGTGAGGCGATCGCGTGCGTCTTCCATTGACACCGCGGAACCGATCACGCCGTTGCGGTCGAGCGCGTCGGGCGATTTCAGGTCGTTGGGCGACAGATGCACGTGCTCGTCCGGTTCCCATGGCCGACGAATCGGTTTCGGGTAGTCCTTGCGTTTCGCGTTCGCGCCTTGGCGCTGCCACGTGCTCACCTGCGCTGCGTGGAGCGCTCGAGCGGCGATCTCCTGATCCCAGCCCCAGTACTCGTACCCGCGGATGACGGTCTTGAGTGCAGAGGTCGGTGGGAGCCAGCCGGCGAAAACTGCGAGGTCGTGCCACCGGTTGTTACGGCGGAAGTCGCCGAGGGTGAAGCCGTGTGCGAGTAGATCGAATTCAAGAGCCTCGCGTTGCTCAGGGTCGGCTAGGACTCTGGCGAGGCTTCCGATTCCCCCGGGGTGGCCTCGTCATCCCCGACGTAGGCCTGAAACAGCGCGACGAGCTGAGTGCGGCGGACCTTCTTGGCGAGCTCGGGGGCGTGGCGGGTGAGGAACTTCGCCATCCAGAATTCGATGGAGTACTGCATGAGGTCGGCGGTGAGATCGGCCTCGAGGTCGAAGATCGGCGGTACACGGTAGGTGTCTTCCTTGCCGTCAGGCTTCTTGAGCGTGAGGGCAACGAGCCCATCCGCGTCGGGTTCCTGCTGGGTGACAGTGCGGGACATGGCGAACCTTTCAGGTCAGGCGGTCTTTCAGGCGGAAAAGGAGGGTGACGGGTGGGGCAAAGTCCGCCTGAACAAATCCCCACCCGTCAGTCGTGACGGAACAGTTACGCGGACTGCTCCATGTACAGGTACGCCTTGTTCCCCTGCGCGTCGGGGTAGGCGTTGATCGTGAGGTCGTACGAGATCGGCTCGCCGTCAACGAACGTGACGTCGCCAACCTCAGTGATCTCACCGAACGGGACCACGACACGGATGTTCGTGGTGCCGTCGAGCATGTCGAAGACGTAGGTGCGGCGACCGTTCGCGGCGGCGTTGATCTTCACCGTGGTGAGACCCGAAGCGGTGCTGACATTCGCGATGCCGTACACCTCACCGAGGGTCGCTGCCGACGTTTCGATCAGAGACACGGAATACGAGACCGTGTGACCGGTGGTGACGACACGAACTTCGTCGCCGCCCCAGGCCTTGATGGATGAGGTGTCTCGGCCGATGGTCTGCACCAGGCCGGCGTCGGATGCGTATCCGAGACCGACGTATGAAACATTGGCTGCGGTCTTCGCGTCCGTGGGGAGGGTGCCCCCCGTAGGACCTGCGAGCACGCCGCCAGTTACCTTCGGCTTACCGACCAGCACCTTGCTGGAATCAGGAACTGCCATGATTTTTTCCCTTCAAGTGGCGGACTTTGAGGGAGTGGTATTTAGACGGCGTGCGCCCGGATACCCACGGCAGTTGTTGCCGAGTAACGCGCCCGATCCGTGTATGCGGGATCGGGAAGATTGGAGAGGTCGGAGGCGATCTCTGGCGTGTAGCACTGGATCGACCCGAGCCGGTTGATGGCAAGGAACTCGGCGAGGAAGATCTGCCCGAGGTCGTGCGCCTTCGTTTCGGTGAGCGCGTAGAAGTCCCACACGAAGCGCTGCTGCCGGGTCACGAGGCTTGTGCGGCGTCCTCCGACGAGGTACATCCGTACCCACTGGTTCTGTTTCGTCTTCGGGTGTCGGGTGGCGACCGGGGCGCTGAGCGCGCGCGCGGCGTTAATTGCGTTGCCCCAAGTGACGAGCGCGGCTTCGGCGTTCGGGGCGACAATTACCTCGTTCATTCGTCACCACCTGCGTCGACTGATCGTTCGAGCGCGCGGGTCTCGAGTTCGTGGAGGGCACCTTCGTAGCCGTAGCTTCGGAGTGATGCTCGGGCACGGTTCTTGCCGATCTGCGAGTCGGTGACGTACAGGTCAGGGGCGCCGGTCGCGGCGAGCATGTTGTCGGCGCGGTGGGCGAGGTCTGCGAGCACGCCGGGGGATTTGCGGACGGCAGCGAACCCCTTCCGGTTGCCGGTGAAGCCCTTGCCCATCAGGACTCCTTCAACGGGGTGATCGAGTGCGATGCGAGACCGTGGGGGGATCGTTGCGGGATCGACGGGCCGGTGGGTTCGAAAGTCTTCCCAGCGAAGACGAGGCGGTCAGTGATCCTGATTTCGAGGTCCACTGCGCCGAGCCAGTGCGAGGTGGTCTCAGCCGCGGTGCTGAGGTACTGGTGACGACCGGTGGCAGTGAATGTTTCTGCGGGGTCTACCGAGTAGTCGGGAATCGGCGTGCCGTTGTCGTCCAGCATGGCGGGACGCTTCACGAGTGCCTTGTCGGTGTAGAACGACCTCATGGGCGCAACACCACCGTCGACGCGAGTTTCGGGAACAGGCGGTCGAGAACGCGCTTCTCACCAGTGGCGAGTTCTGTGATGGCGTTGTACGAGTCGAAGCCGAAACCGACCGACTCATTGCCGCCCGATTCCTGCTGTACGCCGGCGGCCGCGGACGGGTCGATGTTTCCCAGGCGGGAAGCGATCGTGCACACGAGCTCCACGATCTCGTCAGGGATGATTTCGAAGCCGTGCGAGTAGGCGATGGTCAGGTATCCGCCTCGGCGAGTGGACAGCATGTTGCCGTCGAGCTCCCACGAGACGTCGTATCCGTCCCGGTCGGTGACCGACTGAACAGAGCGGGTGGGGCGCTGCGGGAGCGCGATTGCCGTTCCATACCCAGTGATGAGCGATGTGCCGGCGCTGATCTGCTGCTTCGTGTATGCGCGGACGCGGGTTGATGCGCGGCGCAGGTTCTGCTCGGTGGCGGTGATGCCGATGAGCGACGCATCCGAGGGGATGGCGAGTGGAGGCAGCATGGGAGGTTCCTTCCGAGAGCGGGGGCTACGCGGGGTAGCCCCCGCTCTGTGGATGGGTGTTAGGCGATGACGACGGCCGGCGAGGTGCCGCCCGTGAACGAGCCCGTGGCGGTCAGCACGACCCGCTCGCCGAGCTTGATCGTCTTCGTCGTGGTGCCGGACACCTTCGCGCCCGAGACTCCGGGGAGCTCGTTGATCTCCGACGCGATCTCGGTGTTGGTCGCGTTGTACGCGATCGCATCCGTGGTCTGTCCGTCGACGGTCACGGTGAACGTTCCGCCGGTCGGGGCGCCGGTGATGGACAGCGTGTAGCTGGCCTTCTCCGCGCCGCCCGCACCGAACGTGACCTTGATCGCGCGCTTGAACTTCATCTCCACGGCGTCGTTCTCGTCACGGACGATGGCACCGGTGATCGGGTCCTGCTCCGGGTCGAGGACAGCAGCCGCACCCGCGAACGAGTAGACGACCGAACGGTCCTTGAGGTGATCGGAGTCGTAGTCCCAGATCTGGGTGACGGCGAGGCCGTTGCCGGCTGCTACGCCACCACCCTTCGCGACACCGTTCGGGACCACGGGGGCCACGTTGGCGATCGCGAGCGCTGACTCGTGGATGAAGTACGACGCGTCGGGTTCAAGGGCGTCGAGTTCGATGATGAAGAACCCGCCGAGCTTGCCGACGACACCTTCGCGCAGGGCTTCGGGGATGCCGGCCTTGTCGACGTCGAGCAGGCTCGTGTACGAGGCAACGGCCTCGGACACGTTCGCGCCGACGATCCAGTAGCGGCCGTCCGTGGGGACGTGGGCCTGCTGGAACAGCTTGCGGGCACGAATCGCGACCTTGCGCGGGTCGGACTCGGTCGGGTCGGACGACGCCGGGTTGAACGTGACGCCGAAGACGTACGAAGCAGCCGCGAGCGTGGAGACGACGAGGTTTTCGAACCAGACGAGGATCGCACGAACCTGCGGTGCCTGGACGTCGCGGACGTAGTCCACCTCGTCCAGGGTCTCTTCCTCCGGCGACAGCGCGACAGCGCTGTAGGGGAAGTGGTTGAGCGTGATCGGCATCTTGCTGTTCGCGAGACGGTCGATGACGATCGCGTCGTCGTTGCGCCATCCCTTGTCACGGGCGACGAGGATGCCGGGACGCTTCACCATCACGGTGTCGTCCAGCTGGCCGACGAAGTCCGCCTTGCCGAGCTTGTAGGTAAAGAGGCTGGGCGCCTTCACCTCTCGCTGGAGCAGAGCGAGCGCGGTGGCCGCGAGCGTCTGCCCCTTCACGAAGATGTTTGCCATGATTACTCCTTCGAATGTGGTTGTGGCCGCATGGGGTTCATGGCGAACACCTGCGGGGGATTACTTGCCGAGAGCGGCGGTGAGAATGTCCTGCGGGGACATGTCGCCGGTGGCGATCGGCTTGCCCTGGTCTCCCTGGCCGTCCGCAGACGGAATGGTGGATGGTTCGGGCAGGAATGCTTTGAGTTCGTCGGCGTGGGCCTCGAGCTCTTCCTTGGTCGACCCGCGAAGAGCAGAGGCGGGAACGCCCTTCTCCTTCGCAATGTCGGCACGCAGCGTTTCGCTGGCTTCCTTGGCTTCGCGTTCCGCGAGCGCCTTCTCGGCGCGCTCTGCGCGCGCCTGCTCCTTCTCAAGAGCGGTCTTGTTCGCTTCTTCGAGCTCGTCGTACTTCTTGGCCTTTTCGGCGTTCGAAAGCTTGTCGGCTTCGTTCTTGCGAGACAGTGCCTTCCACTTCTCAGCCTCGGCGAGCGCCGCTGCGAGCTTGGCTTCGGGCGTGTCTGCGTCAGCAGCAGCCTTGGCGGCGGCTTCTTCGGCAGCGATTTCCTCATCGGTCTTCGGCATTGCATTTCCCCGTTTCGGGTGATGGATCGTCGCCGTTTCGGTGACGCTGCCCGCTTCGTGCGGGAAGTTAGGAGAGAGCGGCGATATCAGCCGCTGAGGTGAACTGGTCGGACCGCCATGAAAGGACGGGGCCCAGTTCGGAGTGTTCGTTCGTGACGATCAGGTCGGTGAAGTCCGCGGCACGCTCGCCCTCGGCGTACAGGACCGTTTTGCTCAGCCCGAGGTCGCGGGCGCCGCGATCGGTTGCGCCGAGGTGACGTTCGATCTCTGCGTGCGTGTCCTCGAGCAGCTTCGCGTCGATGATCTGTCCGGGATCGAAGTTCGCGCTGATCTGCCGCGACCCGCAATCACACCCGGGATGGATGGGCCGAAGGTCGATCGCGTTGTAACGCTGCGTGGATGCAATGACGCACAGCCCGCAGTTCTCTTTACCCGTCAGCGTGCGAATCGTGTACCGGTATCCGGACGCCGGATACGAGGCGCGTTCCTGATGTGTGCGAGCGAGCTGCGTGTCAGTGGACACGAGGCCCGTTAGCCGGTTCACCGACTGGCTGAGTGCGTCCGAGAAGGAGATGCCTTTCGACAACGCCGTGTACATCTGCACCGCCGGGCGCCGGTACACCTCGTACGGGTCAACCCCGCGCGCACCCGTGATCTCTTCACGGTCCACCGGGATCGGCGCGATGACCTGCTTGTCGACCACCTGCGCCATCGCCGCGATGTACGCCGACGTCAGATTCGCGATCTGGATCTGCCCCGCCTGCACACGCGGCACAATCTGCGCCACCAGACGGTCAACGTCAGCATCACGCCACTGATCAGAACCGAGCCACACCGTCTTCGCGAACAGAACGACCTTCGCCCGAATTGAATCGACCTGGTTGTTGTAGCCGAGGATGACCTGCTCAGCGCTAGGCAATGCTCGTCAGCGTCAACTGAGACAGCTGCTCCACCGCGAGGTTCGCTTCGTTCTCCGCGATCTCATCAGGCGACATACCCATGATGTTCTGCGAAATCCACAGACGACTCATGCCGGCGTCCTTCGCAGCCACCGCAGCCGTGGTCTTCTCATTGAACGAGATGTGCTCCGGTGGCTCGAACAGGATCTCCACCGTGGAGCCGTCATCGAGGCCGAGCGCGCGCAGCGCCGACACCATCGCGGCCGCCCCGGGGGACTTCGCGCGCGAGATGCGATCCTTCGCCTTCTGGATCTCGCCCTTCTGCGAATTAGCGGCTCCGGTCGCTGACTGGTTCTCGCCGCTGGGCAAGAAAACGTCGAGTGGCGTCTGAGTGACCGCAGAAAGATCCCGTGCGTCGCCCTTTTCGCCCTCGAGCAGAGGTGTGATATCGGTTACGGCCGCTTCCCACACGTCGAGTCCCTCAGGGAGGTCCCAGAGCGTTCCGGGACCCGATACGAGGCGCTTCGACCAGTCGATGACGTTGCCCTGCTCGTCCTGCTCAGGCAGGCCGCCCTTGATCGCCTTCTGTCGGAAGGCCTGCAGTGCGGCCGTGACCATGCGCTGCAGCTTCCCGACGTTGATGCGGTCAATGACGTCAATGTGCGGCTCGAATTCCGCGACGTTGTTGTGATTGTCGAGGACGAAGATCGGGACAGGTCCGGCGTACGCCTCTTCGAGCCCGTCAGTCTCCCAGTCTCCGGAGGTTGTGCTGCGGATCGTGCCGCTGCTCGTTGCGGAGCCGCGGACGAACCGCTGGCGTCGACCAGCAACCCAGACGAGCGCGTAGTCCTTCTTTGCGTCCTCGTCGCGCCACGCCTTGAGGCCCGCGCGGGCGCGCCACGGCTGCACCGGGTCCGGGACCGTGATCATCTGTTCCGGCTGCTCCGACGTGATGATCGGCTCACCATCGCGGACACCAGTAACCAGATAGCCGACCGAGACCGAGAGCATGTTCCAGATCGCGTCACCGAAGACAATGTCGAGCCGGTTGTCGCGCCAGATCTTCCGAGCAGCCGCGACAGCCTCAAGGTTCTTGCCGTCGCCGACACGAACACCGTTCGGGATGATGCGACCGCCGAGCGACGAGCACACCAGCCCGCCCATGTTCGTGCGTGCACGCTTCTGGAACGCCTTCCACGAGTCCTTTGTGTTCGCGCTCATCTCCGGCATTGGCGCATCGCCATTGGAGTAGCGACGGTTTAGCAGGATCCGCGGCGCTCGAGCGTCCAGCTTCGCCGTGAGAATCGGGAGCCATTCAGCAGGCGTGGTAGCCACACGAGCCCCCCTTCAGTTGAGTTGTCTAGGCATCGTCCGACGTTGAGTCGCGACACCCTTGCCGAGTGCATCCATGCCAGCGGCATACGCGAAGGCCGCACCCCAGGTGAGGTCGATCTTCCCGAAATCTTGGTTGTCGTCCGGCTTCTTGAGTACGTACCCGTTGCGTCGCGGATCGCGGCGCGCGTGGAGGAAGTGGGCAATCATTCGCGGGTGTCCGTCGAAGGTGATCTCGCCGTTCACGAAGGCTGAGTACATCTGCTCGAACGTGTCCGCCGTGCGCGTGATGTCCTTCTGTCTCCACCGAATCGGTTCTGCGACGGTCATCTTCGCCTTGAGCCTGCGGGAGTACTTCGACTCCCAGCCCTTGACCTCGGCCGCCCAGCCTGCGGACGGGTCAGCGTAGAAGCCGACCACGTTGTAGTCCTTGAATGCCTGCGTGACCGCTGCCTCAACCTCGAGCTTCGGCGGGCGCCACCCGTCGCCGGATGGTCCCTCAGGCTGCTCCCACAGGCCGATCTTGAACAGATGCTTTTGCGTGACCGAGTACCCAACGAGAACCGTGGAGTCGGCTATGCCACGCTTGCGTCCCTCAGAACCATCGAACCCGAGGGTGATCGGTTCCGTCTTGGTGATGACCTTGTCATCCATCCGCGCGCGCAGCTCCGGGTCGCTAATGTACGAGTCCTTGGCCGAGTCGGTCTGGTTCAGGAAGTCCGCGCGCATCACTGCGATGTCGTTCGATGTGTCGAAGAAGTCGAGTGCGAAGCGGTGAACGTCGGCCCATCCTGGAGGGCAGGGCGGGTCGTGAATCACACAGCCGTCAGCATGGTTGGAGGAATCTCCGTACGCGTACCGAAGCCCGCGGATGAGCGACGCGAAGTCACCCACATCGGTGTCTGCCGGCGCGGCGCGGTCGTCGTAGAGCAGCGACCGGACGTCTTCTTCGTCCAGTGCGTGGATCTTGCCGGCCTTGACGAGTTCGGCCATCTCGAACGACTTCTCTGCGACGGACTGCTCGCCCTGCGTGAACGCGTTCGGCGTCTCGATCGTCATGCCGCCGACCTTGGTCGCGTTGTTGCGCAGATTCTGCGCGAGCTTCACGCCGCCGTTGCCTTTCAGCCATACCTCGGTCTGGTCCAGAGAGGCCGCAACCGCCTTGAACCCCTTGATTGAGTTCGGCGAAGACGTCATCTGCTGAATGCGGCCGCGGCGCAGGGCCACGAAGGTGTCCATCGGATCGCAGCCGAATTCATCGGGCGCCGATCCACCGCGGAGCATTTCCAGCAGCGGATCCCACGTGTTCTTGGTCTGGTCTTCGGTGACAGCAGCAACCGCGATGTACGGAGTGCGAACCTTCGACCACGGCTTGCCGACCGGCTGACCATGAGCGTCGAAACCGTCCGGGACGACGTCAAACATGGCCTCGGCGATCATCAGCGCCGCGACGAAGGGAGACTTGCCCCAACCTCGAGGACGCTGCAACACCGCACGGTGCTTTACACGCCGCCGTCCGGAACCGTCGACCTCGTACAGCCGCAGGATGAACTCGAGCTGCTCACGAGTCGGCATGAACGGGTCGAACACCTCATCGTCACCAACGTCGGGACGAGCAAGGTACTCGGACATCTGAGCTGCGACAGTCCAACCGAGTGTCGGGAACCGATCGCCGCCCTTGGGAACCCAAGGCATCAGGAAGCCGCGATGCCCTGGAACCGCTCGCGCGCGTCCGAGACCTTCGTCGCGGTGGTGACCTCGGCGTCGACAGCCTGAGCGAACTGGATGCGAAGCCGCAGGCGATCCTCCGGCGTGGCCCCGAACTTTGCAGTGCGTAGCCGGAGTTCACCAGCGAGTTTGTAGTTGCCCTCCATGAACTCTGCGTGGAGGAAGGCGGCGATCAGGAGCTCCGACCAGTCGGTCTCCGTGAAGTCAGAAGCGAGAGGCGACGTGCCCCACATCTCCCACCACGTCACAGTCGCGGACGGCCAGTCGATCTCGTCGCGCCATGTGCCGTCTTCTTCGGTACGAGGGCGGTAGCGAGTCGGAAGCGTCGGCTGGGAGACAGCGACCGCTTCGAGCACTCGCATCTGCACGACGTCCTTGTTGCGACGCGCGCGACTGGAAGCATCTTTGGGAGGGAATCCTCGACCTGGCATTTTCGCTCCCGTTTCGGGATACACACCCTCGCCCGTTTCGGGCTAGATGCCTGTATTTACTTGGTAAAAACCGGTATGATTGACGAATGCGAGAGTGCGAACACTGCGGCCGATCCATCGTCCGGAAGAACGCTCAAGCGCGGTTCTGCTCCGACAAATGCCGTAACTACGCGCGGCTAGCGAAACTCAAGAACCCGCTACCCAACGAGATGACGACCGCGAACCGCTGGGTCCGCTACTCGGATGCCGTCCGGAAGATTCCGCTGACCGTCTGGGGCGAAGCCGCGAGCTCTACTAACTCCGCAACATGGGCGCCGTACTCCGAAGCGAAGAACTCGAAGGTCGGCGTCGGGCTGGGATTCGTCCTCGGGTACGGCATCGGCTGCATCGACCTTGACCACTGCCTCGAGCACGGGAAGCCGATCGCAGCAGCAACCGCATACCTGACCAAGTACGCCGGCCACTACATCGAGGTCTCGCCATCCGGAGACGGCCTGCACATCTGGGGTCACGCGGAAGAAGCACCAGGAAGCAAGCGCACGATCGGTGGGCTCAACGTCGAACGTTACTCAACCGGCCGATACATCACCGTGACTGGCAACGTCTACCAGCGCGGGACACTTCTGCCGTTGTAGCAATACCGGAAATCTCTGTACGCAACGTTCTAAGCCCCTGAGGCGATTCGGGGTCAACGACGGTCGCGATCCACCGGAGAATCGCCCCTCGGCACAGCGCTGAGCCAGCCGGAGCGGAAATTCCCAATGTCGTACACGTTCTCGACCACAGCACCTCCCCGTAGAGGCCGGGGGTGGGGAGGGGGTGGACGGCCCCTCGCTCTCAGGTTTCTCTCAGGAATCAGAAGGGTGCGGGCGGTTCGGGCTTTGCGCGGGTTCGGAGGGCGGGGTGTACTTCCGGGGGGCGCATGATCGAGCGGGTGGTGCGTGATGCTGCGGCTTCGGCTTGTGTCTTGCGGTTGTGGTGCCAGTGACACAGGGTGGTGAGGTTCGAGTCGTCATCGGTGCCGCCGAGTTCGGGGCGGATGATGTGGTCGACTTCGAGGTTCGTTGTCTCGGGGCATCGTGCGAGGTCTTGTCGGGTGGCGGTGCACTGGTGACTGTCGCGTTCGATGATTCGTGTGCGTGTGGTCTTCCATGCTGTGGTGCTGGTGCGGGACGGGCCGTTGTCCCATGGCATCAGCGGTCGAGTATGTCGAACAGCCGATCGAAGAACTCGGTGTCGAGGAACTGGTGGTCATGCACAGTGATCCATCGCTTGCCCTGTTCTTCGGGCTCAAGCCATTCGCCTTCGTCTCGACCTGATGTGGTGAACGAATCGAGCAGTGCGTTGATTGCTGCCAGTCGTTCGCTGTCGTCCATGGTTACTCGGGCTCTTCGATCTTGGGTGTCCGGTACTTGGTGGGCTTGCCGTAGGTGGTCTTGACTTCGACCTGTACGACGTCGAGGTTGTCTTCGATGCCGATGGTGCGTGCGGTCTCGAGGATCTCGGCGTGCTTGCGCTGTGCTGCGTTGAGGTCGGTGGTCAGGTCGCCGACGAGGTCGGTGCCACGGGCTACGCCGTAATGGGTTGTGGTGGTGGGGTCGAGTGCCATGGTTACTCCTGGTCGTTGTCGATGAGGTCGCGTGCGGTGAGGCGGGCCGCGTTGGCGGCAACTGTCTCGGTGATGGTGCGTCGTGCTACCTCGGATGCGATGAGTGCTGGCGTTGACGTGGTGTACACGAGCTCGCTGTTGCTGGTCATCGTTCGCGTCCCTCGCGTGCGTCGAGTGAGTGGTGTTCGAGGATCCAACGGTCGGCACCGTCGCTGTCCTTCTCGAGTAGCTGGTCGGGTCCGCACCAGCAGTTGCGTGCTTCGTGCCGCATGGTGTCTCGGTTGGGGTAGACGTGGAGTACTTCGTTGGTGTCGGGCTTGACGATCCAGTAGAGGCGTTGGATGCGGAGCCGGTAGAAGTTCCGGAGTGAGCGGGCGATCATCGCTTGGTCCGGTGGGTGCAGGTCTGCGCGAGGGAGATGACTGGGTGCTTGGCACCGCAGGTCGGGCAGACGTATGGGTCGGCGGTCACGAGCGGCGTGACTTCCGGTTCGTGGGGTGCGCGATGTCGAACCACGAGATGCCATCGATGCGGATGCCGCGGTCGCATCCGGCGAAGAGCGCAGCGATAGCCAACCCGATGCCGAGGACCAGGATCGCTTCGTTCATGGTGGCCTCCGTTGAGAAAGACAGTGACGACCACCGCTGCTTGCGACGAGTGGTCGTGTGTGTCGCGCCTAGGTCTCCAGTTATTCCCCACCTTGGGAGACTCCGCGGGACTGCTCACGCAGTTTCTGCATCCGTCGATGCTTCGTCAGCCGCATGGGTGGTGGGCTAGATGTTCACTTGTCAGCGCGACTGGTGAACCCACGGTATTTGGGGCCCCGGCCCGTCGGGATCGACGCCGACAGTCCGGGGTTGTGAACGGCTCGTGCCGTTGTTTGTAGTTGTTCCAGAGTGTGGGGATGCGCTCTGGGACAGGTGTTCCGAACTCGTCGCGAGATGTGCGCGCTCTTGGCGGCTAGTTGGCTGCTCGGCGGTCGGAAGTCGTTAAACGACGAAAGCCCCCGCGATGTGCGAGGGCTTCGATCGAAGTGTCTGAGTCTTGACATAGTGAACCAAGACGTTCACACTCTACCCGGTTTGTGAGGCTTCCGCGATTGTCTGGGTGAGGCGTGTCGCGTCGGTGATGGTGCCGTTCATTTTCTGCCTGAGTGCGATGGGGTCGGCGTCGCGTGCGAGTACGTTGTCGCAGGCTTTGCAGATCCCGTATGAGCCTTCGTTGCGGTACGAGGGGCGGAGTACGGCCCACAGTGCGACTGTGTCGGTCACTTCGCCTTCGAGATCGCGGATGGCTCGCTTCTCTCCGCAGATCGGGCATGGCTGGTCGCGGTAGGGGATCTGGTCTGGTGGGTCGAGGAGGTCGCGGATCTCGGTCACCCATCGGTCGATGGCGATTCGGTAGTACTCGCCGCCTCCGATGGGGTGTGTGCCGGCGATGTAGGCGAGGTGCCATGAGGTGAGCATCTGGGCGAGGGTTGTCGCCTTGTGCGGTCGGAGTCCGACTTCTGCCCACCATGTGTTGAGGTTGTCGCGGATGCGGCGCGAGAGGTCGAACGCCCCAACGTCTACGA